GCAAAGATACCTGGAGTCAAGATTAAGCAAGGCGATTACACAGTTGAGTTCCCTAACGGCGGCGAGGTCAGAGTGAGGTCAGCTGACAATCCCGACTCATTGCGAGGTGAAGGACTTGACCTTGCGGTACTGGACGAATGCGCGTTTATGCGCGAAGAAACTTGGAACGAGGTATTGCGACCTGCATTAGCAGACAGGCTCGGACGCGCGGTATTTATCAGCACTCCAAAAGGGCGTTCTTGGTTCTGGCGGATTTATCAGAACGGCGTTTCAGGTGTTGACGGATGGGAGTCTTGGCAATTGCCAACAGCTTCTAACCCTTACATTGACCCAAAAGAAATTGAAGCCGCGAGAGAGCAGTTACCAGAAATTATTTTCAGACAGGAATTCTTGGCAGAATTTATCGAGTCAGACGGCGGTGTGTTCAGGCGCGTGCAAGAGGCGGCAGTCCTTTCACCGCAAGAGCCGCAACCAGGGCGGCAGTACGTGGCGGGCGTGGATGTGGCTTCGAGCATAGATTTTACGGTTGTGAGCGTGCTGGATGCAGAATCGAAAGAGATGGTCTATATGGATCGCTTCAACCGGGTTGATTATCCCGTGCTGATAGACCGGCTCGAAAGTGTCTATCATCGCTATCGCTTGACTTCGATGGTTGTAGAAAGCAACTCAATCGGCAGGCCGGTTATTGACGAGCTGGTGGCGCGTGGCTTGAATATCGTGCCATTTACGACGACTTCAGCGACAAAGCAAGCAATTATTCAAAGCCTGCAATCAGCCTTCGAAAATGGGCTGATTCGTGTGTTGGACGAGCCGGTGCTGGTGGGTGAACTGCTGTCATTTGAGAGCAAGCGCAACGCAAGCGGGTCATTCAGTTACAGCGCGCCTGGTGGAATGCACGACGACTGTGTGATGAGTTTGGCTATTGCGTGGAGTGGAATGCAGGAACGCGTGTCGGTAATCAAGAATCCCTTTTATGAATATTAGAGCGAGGCGTTATGGGTGTAATGGATAATTTCAGAAACTGGTTGCTTGAGCCGCTGTTAGGGCGCGAGGCTGTACAAAGAGCGGGCGCTGCCAACTTGAGCCGCAATTACCGGCGCGGGCAGCACAAAGCACCGATCAAGACCGCCGATGATGCCATCGTTGTGAATTTCATCGGCTTACTGGTAGACCGCTCGGTTGCGATGCTGTTCGGCAAAGAGCCGTCATTTGACTTGCCTGGCGAGAGTACCGACCCTGAACAGGTTTACATTGACGCAGTCTGGAATGTCAACAAGAAGATGCAACTGCTCAAACGCGCGGCTGTGTATGGGGCTGAAACTGGCACGTGCTACGTCAAGATATTGCCGGATGGTGCGGTCACGAAAGACGGCGCGCTCATTCCGCGCCTGGTTGTGTTAGACCCTGCGACTGTCACGATGGACGCGCTGCCGGAAGACATTGATACGATTATCCGGTACACGATTGCTTACACGTTGACCGACCCTGTGACCGGCAAGGATAAGACCATCAGACAGGTTACGGAGCACGATGTTGAAACAAACTATTGGACGATCACCGACTATGTGAGCGTGAACGGTAACAAGTTCGAAGTCACGAATCAGCAGGTGTGGGAGTACGACTTTGCGCCGATTGTACACTGGCACAACCTTCCGGACGTGGGGAGCGTGTACGGGCGACCGGATATTACCGCCGACCTGATTGACCTGCAGGACAAGATCAACTTTGTATCATCGAACACCGCGAAGATCATCAAGTACCATGCTTATCCGAAGACTTGGGCACGCGGCTTCCAGAATTCCGGCAAGATAGCGTGGGGCGTTGACGAGATGGTTACGACTTCCGACCCGAACGCGCTTATTCAGAACCTCGAAATGCAGAGCGACCTCAACTCGTCACTGAGCTTCATCCGCTATTTGAGACAAGCGTTATTCGACGTGAGCAGAGCGGTTGACATTGACTCTATGGCGGACAAATTAGGCAGTTTAACGAACTTTGGCTTGCGCGTGCTATATCAGGACGCATTGAGCAAATTGGAAGAAAAACGCGGGCTTTATGGTGAAGCGATAGTCGAGATCAACCACCGCTTGTTGGCGTTAGCAGGCGCACCTGATACCGATGGCGGCGTTGTGGTTTGGGAAGAAGTTATGCCAGCGAATGAAGTCGAGACTTCACAGGCATTGCGCACCGACTTGGAACTCGGACTGGTAAGCAAGCAGACGGCGGCTGGGTTGAGAGGCTATGTTTGGGAAGACGAAGAAGAGCGTATCAAGGGCGACCAGACTTCGGCTGACAATATCGGCGCTGCGTTACTCAGAGCGTTTGGGCAGGGTGAAGGCTAACAATGCCAACAGCGACTGAACTTGCGATTGCGTTCAAGAAAGCCATTGACCGGCAGGACGCGGCGGCTCTTATGCGACTGGCAAAGACGTACCGCGAATTGTACACGCGCTTATTGCCGAAGATGGACTCGCTTATTCTGGCAATGAGCAAACTGGATGAGCCGACTACCGGACAGATGCACCGGTTAGCGCAATACAAGTCGTTGTTGAAGTCAGCTGAAGAAGAATTCAACAAGTACGCGGCATACACCGAGATCGAAATCAGAACTGGCACGAGAGCAGCGGCGGAACTGGCAATCAAGCAGACAAACGCGTACCTTGCCAGTTTCGGATTAGCGATGCCACAGCGGATTCCGGTTGACGCGGTAATCAACATGCTGGGCTACTTGCAGGAAGATTCGCCGCTATGGAAGCGGTTGAGCCTTTACAGCGCGGACAACACAGCCAAACTGGCAGACGCGCTGACAGAAGGGGTTGCGTTTGGTTACAACCCTGCCAAAGTCGCCAAGACATTTGAGCGCATTATGGGCGGTGGGTTGACCGATGCAATGCGAATGACACGAACCTCGATGATGTACGCACACCGAGAGGCAAGCAGGGCGCAATTCATAGCCAACCAGGACGTGGTGGACGGCTGGACGTGGTGGAGTTCGAAAGACGCGTCAACCTGTATGGCTTGCTTAGCCAATCACGGCAAGGTGTTTCCGCTGACAGAGCGCTTGAACGGACATTACAACTGCCGGTGTGTTGCAATTCCGCACGTCAAGATTTGGAGCGAGCCAGAGCAGACCGGCGAAGAATGGTTTAGCACATTATCAGAGGCACAACAAAAAGAGATGATGGGGGCGCAAACGTGGAATGCCTGGAAGGGCGGGGCGTTCAGCTTCAACGACTTATCAGGGCACAGACACGATGACGTTTATGGCAACATGAATGCGCGTGTGCCGTTATGGGAATTATTAGGCGCAGAGCCGCCAATTCGCAATAAATGAACCGCGAGAGCGGAATTAATCGGAGGCAATCAAGATGACTAACGAAGACCCTAAAAGCGAGATGCTTGACGTTGAGGTGCAGGACACCAAGACTGCGGTTGACGAACAGGCTGAAAAGTTTGAACCGGAACGCGCTATGGAGTTAATCCGAAAGCAGCGTGAGGAAAACAAAGCCTTGAAAAAAGCGGCATTGGAACTTGAAAAGTACAAGCAGCGTGAGGAAGAGCGCAAGAAAGCCGAGATGACAGAGTTAGAACGGCTGAAGGCGGAATACGACCAAGCGCAAGCGGAACTCAAAGCCAGTCGCTTACGCACAATGCAAATTGAGGTGGCAGCAAAGGTAGGACTGCCCAACGCGTTATCTAACAGACTTCACGGTGAGACGCTGGAAGAAATGGAAGAGGACGCAAAGGCAATTCTCGAAGCGCTGCCCAAACAAAAAGCCGCACCGAATACGGGTGCTACAAATCCAGGCGAGCAAGCCTCGAAAGAGGAAACGCGTGCACAAAAGCTAACGCGGCTAACCGGTGGTGAAGTTGACATCTGGAAGGGCGGCGGAATCAACTGGGGACCTGAAAATCCTCAATAGGAGTAATACATTATGACTACTGCATCAACTTATGAAGACATCAAAACTTTGGTCGCAAACGTTTACGAACTTGCGCTGTTTACCGCGCAGGAAGGCAACGTACTTGCGCCATTGGTAACAACTTTCGGCGACTATCAGGGTCTCGCACCCCGCGTCTACGGTGAGTACAGCGGCGGCACTTTTAGTTCAATCGCTGGCACTGTGGATATGACCGCTTCAACCTTCAGCGCAACCGCTGGGGGCACAATCACGCCTTCAACCTATGGTCAGCAGATCTCGTTGACTATGAACCGCATCAAGAGCGATCCTGCCGGCGCACAACGTGACGCAGGTCGTTACTTGGGTGAAACCGCTGCCGCTCACATTGATACCAATCTTGCTGGCACGTTAGCCGGCTTGACCGGTGGCACTGTGGGAACAGCAGGCGGCACTTTGACTTGGGCAAACATCTTCAACGCACAAGCTATTATGCGCGGGAACAAAATCTACGGTCGTTACTCGGTCGTGATCCACCCGATGCAATGGTACTACCTGACCAGTGCGGCAACTGGCGTGCCTACTCTCATGCAGAGCGAGGATCTGAAGAACCGCTTTATGAGCGGCTTTTATCAAGCCTCTCTCGACAACATGGACTTCTTCGTTGACGCGAATATCACCGCTGGTACTGCATCAGTTGGTGCAATGTTCAGCAAGGAAGCCCTTGCCCTTGACATTCGTCAGGGGTTCACCATCAACCCGCAATGGGATGCCTCATTCGCCGGTGTCGGCGCATGGGAGCTCAACGCTTCGATGGTCTACGGCTACGGCGTATACCGACCTACCTACGGCGTACAGCTCGTGGGTAAAGCAACCTAAAAATTGACTTGATGGGCAAGGATAGAGCGTATACCTCGACAAACGGCATGCTCCACCGCTTCCTTGCCCTACTGGAGCGCAAGCTGGAGGCTTGAAAAAGACATGAGAATCAACTGGTTTAGCAATTCACCCGCAGCCTGCACTGGGTATGGCTGCCAAACGAAAATTTTCACCCCTCGATTAGCGAAACTGCTTGACAAGGGGCTTTCGATTACAGCGTTCTACGGTGTACAAAGCGGTGTACTGAATATCAACGGAATCAAGGTCTATCCGTCATTCAAGCACCCGTACGGGCAAGATGTTATCGGTGCTCACGCGGTTTGGGATCAAGCGGACGCGGTTATAACGCTATTGGACATTTGGGTGGTGCAGTCTGAAAACATTCCGATGCCCTGGTTCCCCTGGTTCCCGATAGACCACGAACCAATGCCGGCGAACGTACTCGCAAAAGCAAGGCAAGCGACTAAGCCAATTGTCATGAGCAAGTTTGGTAAGCGCATGGCGGAGCAAGCAGGGCTGGATGTGTGGTACGTGCCTCACGC